CAGGGTGGCAGCAACGTTAATGCAATTGGAAAAGTATGATGGGTGGTCTTACGACAAGTCTGTAGAAGAGTTGTCAATGTTTGAGACTACTAATGAACGCGCACGCAAGATGAATGAATACGTGCTCAACTATCTTATGCGGGCTAAGGCTAAAGACACTCTCGGTGACTCTGTCGGCGCAGCCAAGGAGATACTGATGGAATTGAGGGGTGAGGACGGTAACGTCACCCTTGAATGGAAGAGAAAGCCAGAAATTATCGATATAACAGAAGAAGTAAACGAGGTGAAAGAAGATGACGAACAACACAACGACGAATAGCACAGCTGACTCCGTTATGGACCTTCTAAGTGGAAACTTGGAATTGGTTCTTATGGCGGGAATCATTGCAGCAGGCCTGACCGCTTATGGGTGGCTCTATGTTCCTCAGTTCAAGTTCTTGATTGCAAAGCTAATCAAGAAGCACGACGCTGAGATTCTAGAGCTCTATGAGAAGCACTTGACTGGGAATATGAGGAGGAAACTTGACGCAGTGGCCGAGAAGCACATAAAGGACGAAATCCTGAAACAGGTAGTCCTGACTGCATTCGACCACACTGAGAAGAAAGCTCAGGGAACGGTCAAGAAGCTAATCAGAGACATCGCTAAGGACAGCAAGTAGATGTTTGACCTGGGGCAGGTGTTAGTTGATGCGAAGAGGGCGGTAGAGAACCACTCTGCCACCGACATCCGCTTCAACCACAACTATGAGATATTCCAGAGACTTGTAAAGGTCGCTGACGAGGCAGAGTCCGATGAAGACTTCCATATGGAGATATTGAAGGACTTTGACCTGTTTAGCGTCGCTTACATACGTCTGGACAACCGGAAACCTATGTTTCCATCACCTTGGCAGACAGATGCCGCGGTAACGTTCGAGACACACGATGTGAATCTCTTCATAGAGCCCCGTAAAATTGGTAAAAGTGCTCTCCTCAGTGCGTATATTCTTTGGAAGATGTGCAAGGAGGAGGCCACAAGGGCGGTCATATTCGCACCCACACAAGACCAGCTTTTCATTATGGAAGACATATGGAAGGCTTTAAAACGATGCGACTACTTGATGACTGAATATGTCCAACTTCACGCTCCAATAGGAAAACGGGGGACTTATGGGAAAGAATATATACGATTCGCCCGAAACGAATCAGAGGTTGTCGCCTCTAACCTCGCCCAGTCTCAAAAGGCTGACACAAAAAGGGGCAACAAAGGAAGCCTATTCATCGTAGATGAGATAGAATTGGTCACAAAGGAGGTCAGGACCACGGTCATTGACGATATGATGGCCGATGCATACTCAGATAAGAAGATGATAATGGTAGGGACACCCAAGTCAATAGCCAACCCAGAGCTGGAGCTCGAGTGGCTGGCCTACCTGGATGACCCTGCTAACTACGGCACCCACCATATGAACGTGTGGGACGCCATAGATACCGGGTGCATAACCAAAAGCTATATACAAAATCGCTTTAAACGGCTTCATATACCCTGTGACTGGGTATTAAAGAAGGGCATCTGCGGCCTGCACACCTATGGGCCGGACGCAGAGATAGATGGCTGGAAGTGCAACAAGTGTTGTATGCTTAACATCGATTTCGTTGCAGAAAATATGGGAGAATTCCCGAAAGCAGCAGGAAAGTTCTTTCCTTCGCTGTTTCTGGACGCCTGCAGGGAGGAATCGTATCCTTTGAAGATAGAACCAAGACAGGGACGCAAATATGTTATGGGGATAGATTACGGTCTTTTATTGAATGCCACGCAGATTACGGTGTTTGAAATCATCGGAAACGGAGCCAAGCTGGTTTTCTGGGAGGAAATAGCTCCCACGCCCCCAGAATCGGGCACTCGGGACTATGACCCCATCATTGCACGCATAAAAGAGATATATAAGGAGTATGGCGGTACAATATACCGTATATTCCCTGATGCTACCGCAGTAGGCATACAAATAACCGCACAGCTATGTAAAGGTCCCTTGTCAATCCCAAGAAGCCGTATATATTCCAATGAAACGGCAGCAAAGAAAGAGGTACTGGGTGTTTGGATGACTGGACCCTATAAGCACGATATGATGCAGAATTATCGGCAGATTATTATGGATGGGAGACTAAGAGTGTCCGCGATGGAACCATTCTGGACCAAGTTCAAGTTGGAGCACGATGGAGTGGTAGTGAAAAAAGTAGAAGGTAGTTCTAATTATCTTAAATTTAAGGAACCAGTAGGAGGCACAATCGACCTTCTCGACTCTATGGCGCTGGCTATGTTAGCGTTGTCGAGAGAAATGAACCAACCTTTACTAGATATGAAGATATGGGGGCTGAGAGGATGAAAAGACATAAGCGATTCGGGAATCTGGAGAATGATTGCATAGCAATCCTTGGCTGGGCGTACAATAATCAGGGAAAGCCCCAGAGTTACAGGATACTAGAGGACGAATTGGGCATACCGTTGGGAACATTGCACAGGATTATCAAAGGTTTTGAGTACTTTGGTGAAGGACACTGGGCATTGGCAACGTATGCAAGGAAATACGGTTACGATGTAACCTACATAGGGCAGGAAGGGAGTCTTATCTGGGTAGATAAACGGCGACCATACCTGGAAAGTGAGGAATTATACGATGAAGATGGTAACCTGTTCCAAATGTAATAAATGGAGCGTCTATGGCTGACGAAAACAAAAAACCTTTTTTTGGGGGCTGGTTCAAGGACCGTAGCGGTGCTTTTACAACCGACGAAGACTTTGACGTCTATCAGACCAAATCAAAGGACTACAGAAATGTAGAAGAATTCAAATTTTATAATGATAGGTTAATTGAGTATCAGGAGAACGAATGGTTCTCCTTCTTAGTTGACCACCTCGTTGGAGAACTATTCACCGATTTTTATTTTGTAGGTGATGGTGCCGATGCAGTTAAGGAATTCTTTGAATCCATAGACCCCCTCGCATACGATGAGATTGAGATGATGGGACTGAACGTTATACGTGAAGGTACCGGCGCTCTCAAGAAATACTGGGTTGATGGTGAACTTAAGCAGATAAAGGCTATGAACGGCCGTCTTGTTCGATTAAAGGACTTAGACGCTCCAACTGCCGCTCGTGGCAATGCTTCAGCTAACTCAAAACCTAGCGCTTATGTAAATGAGCGTGAAGATACTCGTATGCTAGAAATTACCGTAGAATCGGACGATAAGTTCCTTGTCAAGATTCCAACTTGGAGGATTGACAGTATGGAAGATTACCGAAACGACCAAATAGCCCTGTGTCGAATTAGAAGGGACCCACGTTCACCTTACGGTATCGGCTTTGGACGCTCCTGCTTTCATATCATCAAAGCGATGAAAATGATAGATAGGGATATATTGGCCGCATTAAAACATAATGCGGCTAACCTGAAAGTCATTCGGGCCGACCTCAGTGGTCTGGATTCGGATGACGACAAGAAGGACGCCCTTGAGAACCTCTCAAAGGCGTATGACAAGATTGCTACGGCGACTTCTGGAGTGATTGCGATAGATAATCACCACGAAGTAGGCTATATGGGCAATTTGGGCGCAGGGTCCCGCGATAGCCGTCTTTTGGCTGTTATGGAGCACCTGGAGCCCGTAATTTCATCATTATTGATGAATTTCCTCGTGTCTATCGGTTTGATAGAGCAGGGAGGCGCAAATAAGTCAATTATTTCGCGCCAAGAGATAAGAGCGGACAGACAGCTAACTAGATATCAAAGAGCGGTCGGAAGGTTCTTCGAAACACAAGTATTCCCGGATATCACGGACCAACCGTGCCGTTTAGTGTTTAAGAAGTACTACGACCCCGAAATCTGGTTATCATTGTTCGAAAAGAACGCCGTATCGAGAGAAATGCTTTTGGAGCAATTCGCAATCGTAGATGCCGGCGATACCTATATAAATGACTTGAATCCAGTTCCTATAATGGGAGGACCAGGTAAGCCGCCGAATTCCGGCGCTGGGGCCGATAAAAAGGCCGATACAAGCAATGACGACTCTTCAGACCGAAGAAGTCGTGAAGAGGCACAATAATGCCGAAAGTAGGAAACAAACACTTCCCTTATACCAAATCTGGCAGGCGAATGGCTGCCGAAGAGCGGAAAAAGCGGAAGAAGCAAAAGAAAAAATATTAGGAGATAAAAAATGGCAAGTACAGTATCAGCTGCTACAATGACCGTAAAAATCACCGAAGATATCGTATTAAATGGTGTAAATCAAGGCGGAACGAATACATTAAGTATTGGAAGCATAAACGAGGTCCACAAGTTCATTAAGACAGTGGATACTGGTGGCTTCAGAACTTTACTTCTTTTTGCCGACACAGTTGCCGCGGGAACTTTAGATAAAGATTTAGTCAAGTATGTTCGAGTTACAAACTTGGACGATACTAACTATATTGATATTACAGTTAAGGCAACCGACAGTTTTACATACCGTGTGACGGCCGGAACGAGTCTTGTTCTCGGAGGAGGAACCGATTCAGCGTTAGAAGCAGTAGCATCTGGAGATGCGCCCGTTTCTGGTGTTGACATCGCCTCGATTACAGGCCAGGCCAATACAGCTTCGGTAGATGTAGAGGTTTTTGCAGCATCAACGTAGGTAACATAAATGGTTCGGCCAATTGCAACCGGATACGGTGAAGGAATCTTCACTGATTCGCAAACTTGGAGTGCCACAGTGGCATCCACTGGTGAGACCACTCTGGGAAATATAACGGTTCCAAATAATGAACAATGGAATATATACTCTATCTGGTGCCAAGGCATTGGAGGAGAATATAGATTGGATTGTACTGGAGCCGCTGCAACTGCAGATGCATTCAGTTTCTCCGGCATAGGGACTGTAGGTAGTACCATTAAGTTGGTATCGCAGGATGAGACAGCAAAGACATATATATGTGTTGTAGAT